AAAAAAAAAATAAAAAGTTATGGCAACGTACAAGAAAAAAGATTCATGGATGTATCCCGATACTAAGGTTGATATAAACAAAATCCCTGATCCAAAAAGGCATCAAATCATTTCATTTATCAAATCCGGTATAAGAATACTTGGATACTTCCTACTACCTTTCAATCTTACACTGGCAGCAGGTATATTAATTTTAAGTGAAATAGTTGGAATCTACGAAGAATTAGTTTAAATTAGAGTTATGAAAAGAGACTATACAAAAGCATCTGTTTGGATTCTAATAGGAGTCATTACAATTGCAATATGGACAACAATTTACAATTTAATATTTTAATAAACAATGGGAAAGTACCAATCAACAAAGTTATTTGATAACTATTCAGTAGCAATTAGACAATGGAAAGCACAACATTCACACTGCCAATTACTACACGGTTATGCATTAGAGTTCAAAGTATGGTTTGAATCAATTGAGCCTTTAGAGGAAAATCAATTAGATGAAATGAACTGGATTATGGATTATGGTGGATTCAAGTCACTACCAAAAGGAGGAGAGTCAGTTGAAGAATTAAAAAAAACTGGTAACGGTTTAAAAGATTGGATGGACTATATGTGGGATCACACTCTATTGATTGAGAAAGATGATCCACAATTAGAAACATTCCAATACATGCAAGAATTAGGATTATGTCATTTAAGAGTTATGGACAAGATTGGAGCTGAATCCGCAGCAAAATTAGTCTTTGATAAATTCAATGATGTGATGTCCAAAAGTGGAGGTGGTAGAGTAAAAGTGGTAAAAGTAGAGTGTTGGGAAGCACCTAAGAATTCATCAATTTATATTGGGTAAGATGGGATTAAAAAGAATAGAAGATTATAACAAAACACTTCCAATTGTAGAGCTTTATACAGCAGTACAATCAGAAGGAAGTAGAGCAGGTTATCCAACTGTAGTGATCAGAACAACAGGCTGTACTCACAGATGTTGGTTTGGTGAAGGTGGTTGGTGTGATTCTTGGTACACAAGTATTCATCCTGAAAAAGGACATATCAGTTTCCAAGATATTATTAACATGTATGATGCAAATCCTCATATCACAGAAATGATGTTAACAGGAGGATCACCTACAATGCATCCAGCATTAGTAAACGAATTAACACATTTTGCACATGAAAGAAATATTTTCATTACGATTGAGACCGAAGGAAGTCATTTTCTTGAGACAGATTACCCAATTAATCTACTATCAATCTCCCCTAAGTTCAGCAATTCTGTCCCTAAAGTTGGCGTTCTTACACCTCAAGGAGACCTTGTTGACGAAAGAATGATTAAGCAACATAATAAGTTAAGACTTAATTATGATGCAATGTCTAAAATGATTGCTTACCATTCTGATTACCATTTAAAACCAGTACTTGATAAAGATTTATCAATATTAGAAGAGCTAGAAGGGTTAGTAAAAATTCTAGATATACCAAATGAAAAAATATGGTGTATGCCTGCAGGCGATGATATACCTGCCTTATTAGAAAGTTATGGTCCTGTAATGAATTTTGTTAGAGATAGAGGTTGGAGATTTACAGGACGTCCTCACATTATAGGATTTGGAACAGAAAGGGAAGTGTAATGACATTAAGAGAAGCTCATTTAATAGAACCAGATGTGATAAACACATTATGGTGGATGTGGTGTAATCAAAAAATTACTTTAGGTGATGTAAAATTTCATGCTCAAAGTTTGGATCTTGAATTAGAATTTATTACATTTAACGGATATAAATTTACAAACAAAAATAAAACAATAACTTATTCTTATGACAGAAAATAATAGAAAGAAAACCCACAATGATTTAGAAGTGGTACAAGTAGGTTTTGCAAATGGTGTAGCACCAGGTTTTCCTCTTACAGACAAAGAAAAACAATACATGATTGAAGACGCAGCTGAAGCCTATGGTAAATTTTTAGATGCATTAGGTTGTGATTGGAGAAATGATCCAAACTCATCTGATACACCAAGGCGTGTAGCTAAAGCTTATGTTAATGACTTATGGAAAGGTAGATACACTCCAATGTCAGAAATTACTTCATTTCCATCAGACGGTTATGATGGTATTGTAATTGAAAGAAACATTCCATTAACTTCAATGTGTTCACATCATCATCAAACAATTGGAGGAGTAGTTCATATTGGTTATGTAGTAGGTGAAAATGGTAGAGTAATTGGTTTATCTAAATTAAACAGAATTGTAGAGCATTTTGGAAGAAGAGGAGCAATCCAAGAACAATTAACTTCAGCCATTCATCAAGCGGTAGATAAAATTTGTGAAAATAATAGAGGTGTAATTGTTTCTATTGTTGGTACTCACAATTGTGTATCTTGTAGAGGTGTTAAACATCAAGGTGCGTCAATGGTTACAACTAAAGCATCAGGGGTATTTATGGAAAATGGAAATTTAGCTCGTGAAGAGTTTTTTGATTCAATTAAAATTAATAATGGTAATCATCCAGTATAATGACTAAGCTCGATATAATCTCCTTTTATAAATCTTATAAGTTTCTTATTCTTAAAGAAATGCAAGAACTTCTAGATCAACCTTTAGAAAATATTGCAAAAATAGATAATTTTCATTATAAAGTTTGGGAAGGGGATGTGGCAGCTATTTTTTATTTTAGAAAAAATTATTTTGATTCTCCTAATCTTTATTTTGATATTTCCAAAGTAAATAATACTTACTCACTATCTTGGAAATTTGAGGAATCATCAATTAAAAATTCTAAGAATTTTTTAAGAGTATTAGCAAGTGGATATCAAGTAATAACAGATTTTATATCAAATAATTCCCCTGAAGTTATTAGTTTTGGGGGGCTATCCAAAGGGCATGATAATTTATATAATGGAGAAGTTTTTCAAAATCGATTAAAAACTTTATTAGGAGAAGAATATGATATTATATCTAATATCGAAAATAGTTCTATTTATATTATTAATAAAACTGTTTCTAATATTAAACAAGAAGCTATCTTAAAAAGATCTGAAATAACATCAATTCAGGAATCTATAACATATTGGAAATATCCCCACCTTCATCCATCAACTCCTAAAAATGTAAGAGTTAAATCTAAAATTAAAAAAAGAGTAATAGAAAATTTATACTTTAAAAAATGGCTTTAAAAATTGAAAATAAAATCTATTTAAGTTGGGATGATATGTCCCAACTAGTAGATATATTATGTGAGAAAATTATAACAGAAATACCTAACATAGACTCAGTATTTGGTATTGCTAGAGGAGGTTTAATTCCTGCTGTAATGGTATCACACAAATTAAACTTACCTTGGTCAAATGTAATGTTACCTAATACATTAGTAATAGATGATATCGCAGATACAGGGCATACCTTAAAGAATACAGTAGGCTGTTATACAGCCACGTTACATTATAAACCCCACACTTCATGTTTTAAACCCAACATTTACGCGGCTTTACATGAGGGGAATGAATGGATTTTATATCCATGGGAAAGAAAAGATTCAGAACAAATCCAAGACTATTTAAAAAAATAAAGGGCACGGTTTGCCATAAATTTTTAATATTTATATTAAAATTATAATTATGGCATTTAATAGAAAAGAATATAACGCAAAACGTTATTTAGAAAAGAAAGAAGAAATACAAACCCGAAGTAAAGCTTGGAATACTGAAAATAAAGAAAAATCTAAAAAAAATTGGGAAATTTATTATCAAAAAAATAGAGAGATTCTAATTGAAAAATCTTCTAATTGGAATAAAAACAATCGTGAAAGGTTTAATAAAAACCAAAGAAAAAATCGAGATAAAATTCTAAATAGTATTAGAGTTAGATTAAATAGATGTCTAACTAAAAATAAAAATTATAAAAGTATTGAATATTTAGGTTGCACTATTCAAGAATATAAATTATATTTAGAGAATAAGTTTACTTTAGAAATGAATTGGGAAAATTATGGGATCTATTGGGAAATAGATCATATTATACCTTTAAGTAAAGGTGGTAGTTTTCATTATACTAACACTCAACCTTTAACAATTACAGAAAATAGAAAAAAATCAAACAAGTTATTTTAAAATTATGAAACAAGAAAATTATGTACCTTTTATTAGTGAAGTTGAAGAATTCAATTCAATTATGGGTAAGCCCAACAACTATAGTCCAACCGTACCAGAAAGAAAAGAATGGGAATTTGTATACGATTTCATCCTTGAAGAATTGGAAGAATATAGAACAGCTTGCGAAGAAGGAAACATCGTTGAGGTTCTGGATGCTTTGTGCGATATTACTTATGTTGCCACTGGGAACGGTACTATGTTACATGGCCTTAAGGATAAGATATGGCCAGCATATCAAGAAGTTCAAGCATCAAATTTATCGAAAGCTTGCCAAACAGAAGAAGAAGCTCAAGCAACTGTCATTCAAAGATCGAGTGAGCAAGGTGAGGAGTGTCATTACGAAAAAGTTGGAGACTATTACATCGTTTATCGAACAAGAGATAGAAAAGTAATGAAGAATGTAAATTACTTTAAACCTAATTTAAGACAATTTTTTACAGATAAAGAGATTCAAAAATCTCATTTAAAACAAATAACAGGAATTTAAAATAAATCATTATGACAGGAATTGAAGTAATTATCTTAATTACAATTATTATTGCAGCCTCAATTATTATTGGCTATTATTTAACAGGAAATCAACCTACTTTAAAAAGTATGGAAGAAGAAATGAAACCTCAAACTGAAAAACCTATAACTCGACAAGTGAATGAAGTTGTTAAAGAAGTAGTTGGGGTAGTTAAACCCGGGATTGAAGAAGTTAAACCTAAAAAGAAAAAATATTACCCTAAAAAGAAAAAAACAGAGGATAAATAAAATTAAAAAAGCAATTTATGAAAGAATCAAAATCTAAAATTTTACCTTTCATTATAGCACTGTCAGCTTTATCTATCAGTGCTTCTGCTGCTTTTTACTCAGTAAGTGGTTTGAGTAAATTATTTGCAGGTGCCTCAACACAGGTAATGATAATGGCAGGAAGTTTAGAAGTAGCTAAATTAGTAATAGCTTCTTTATTATACCAATACTGGGGTATACTTAATAAAACCTTAAGAACCTATCTATCAATAGCAACAGTTATATTAGTATTAATTACATCAATGGGTATTTATGGTTACTTATCAGCTGCCTATCAAGAAACTGCTACTAAATCCCTTAACGCTGATGCTCAAGTAACTTTACTTGAAAATAAAAAACAGAATTTTATTCAACAACGAGATTTATATAGTAAAGAAAAAGATAACCTTATACAAGGTATTACTCAACTTCAATCTGGTTTGGCAAATAATAAAACATCATTTGTTGATAAAAAAGGTAATCTTATTCAATCAATAAGTAACGTTAATAGAAAATCATTTGAAAAGCAATTAGATAATTCCAATATTAGGCAATCAGAAATTTCAGCTAAATTAGACGTTATAAATGATTCAATATTTAAATTGGACACTCAGATAATAGAAACAAAAACCACTAATAATTCTGCTAGTGAATTAGGCCCATTAAAATATTTAAGTTCTTTAACAGGGGCATCAATGGATAAAATTATAAATTATTTATTATTAGTAATAATATTTGTATTCGATCCCTTAGCAATAGCTTTAGTTATAGCGGCTAATTTTGCTTTTGAACAAACTAAAATTAAAGAAGATAAAATATTAAAATCCTTTAATGACTTTAATAAGCACTTAGATGAAGATGATCTGAAAGATTGGGATAATACTTTATTAGATGGTTTAGAAGAAGATTTGGCCCTCCAACAAGAATTTGATATATTAGATATAAATAAAGATGGAATTGTTGACGATGAAGAAAGAGTAATAGCACAAAATAGAATTAATAATATTGAAAATGAATTACAAAATACTTCTTTATCAGGATGGAGATCTAATAAATTAAGACAAGAAGCTGAAGAGTTAAGGCAAAGAATAATTAAAGATGATAATATTATAGATTACAATTAATAAAAGGTTATAAATGAGTTATAAAAACATTGTTACCCAAACATTGGGTAAAAATAGACATGCTGTTACTTTATGGACTGATGATGGAGTAGAACAGTATGAGTTCCAAAATTATGCTTACGAAAAATGTTATCCTAAAGATGCGACTCATACTGGTTTAAAAGGAGAACCACTACGTAAAATTACTTATTGGGAGAAAAATAACCCATTTTTGCATTACCATGACATGCCAGTTCATCAAAAATTCTTAATAGATAAATATGGGACAAATGATGAACCCTCTACTACTCATCAAGAAATATTTTTTGATATTGAGATTGAAATGGGTGGTGCTTTAACTCCTGAGTATATTAGAAAAGCTCCTAAACCTGTCACATCAATTGCTTGGTGGCATCGTCAACATGATAAATGGTACATTTTAATCTTAGATAAACAGAACCATCTAGAAAAAACTGTAGCAGGTAATAAAACTATAATACCAGTACCTACTGAAAGAGATTTATTATCTAAATTTCTTAATTACCTAAATAAAGTCAACCCTGATATTTTAATAGGTTATAATAGTGATTATTTTGATATACCTTACTTATATTATAGAATTTTAAATCAATTAGGTGAACGTAGAGCAAACGCTTTGTCCCCAATTGGTAAAGTTAAAGAACAGAAATTCACTAATGAGTCAGGAATGACCTTCTATAATGAAGATCAACCAATTAGAATTGAAGGCATGTATTCATTAGATTATATCAGGTTACATAAAAAATATTCATTTTCAGATGAACCCTCTTATAAATTAGATGTATTAGGTGAAAAATATTGTAAATTACCCAAAATTGAATATGAGGGTAGTTTAGATAGATTATTTGAAACTGATAAAGAAAAATTTATCGCTTACAACTTCCGAGATGTTGAGATTGTAAAAGAATTAGATGCTAAATTTAATTACATCAATTTAACAAAAAACTTAGCACATAAAGGTAAAATACATTATGATGATGTTTATCAATCATCAAAAATTCATGATGGTGCTATTTCAGCTTATTTATTATCTCAAGATATAGTTCCACCTTCAAGAGATAGAAATCCAATTAAGAAAGCTAATTACGCTGGTGGTTATTTATTTTGTCCTAAAGCTGGTTTATATAGATATATGTTTGATGAGGATTTAACATCACTATACCCTTCAATTATTATGTCTCTTAATATTGGTAAAGAAACATTAGTAGGTAGAATTATAGATCCTAATGATAGAAATAATAGATTAGGATTAAATGATTTATTAAATGACACTAATGATAAACCCCATATCACTGAATGGTTTATGAACCAAGATAAATTTAATAAAATAGAATGGACTAGTTCTAAAATAGCTAAACTCCTTCAACAATATAATTTGGCTATCTCAGCAAATGGTGTTATATTCAGGACTGACATTCAGTCAGTATTATCAACAATATTAGATAAGTGGTTTGATGAAAGAGTATTGTATAAAAATGAAATGAAAAAAGCTTATAAAGCTGGTGATATAATAGCAGGTGAAAAATATCATTTGTTACAATATACTCAAAAGATCTTATTAAATAGTATGTATGGGGCACTAGCTTTACCAAGCTTCAGATTTGGAAATGTTTTATTAGCTGAAGCAACAACACTTACAGGACAAAGAATCATTCAAGAGTCAGCACTTTGTGCCAATAGACATATGAATAAAGTTATTCGTGGGGAATTAAAATTAGATATATAATGGCATTAAAAGGGCAATCAATTAGAAATGGAGTTACCATTACGTATAATGGTAAAACAGTTGATAAAAAAGTAATTATTGAGGCGAGTGAAAATTGGACTGAACAGCAAGAATCCTTCTTTAAGAAAATGCTTAAACAAGGTGGTAAATGTAAAGTAAATGGAGAGTTATATAACATTACTCTTAAAGAAAGATCAGATATTGACTCAAGAGGGAATAGACCAATAAATTTACCTCCAGTACCTGGAGAAAGAACATTTTAATATGAAGCATTTAGAAGATACTCCATGGTGGATTTGTGATGAAGGTGATTTCAATTTCTGCGCATATGTAGACACTGACTCTAATTACTTTAATGCTGAACCTCTATTAAAACATTTATACCCGGATTTTGATGATAAACCCGATGCTGAAAAAGATGATTTATTAGAGAAAGTAGCTCTCAAATATCAAGATATTATAACTGAATATTATAATGTGTTAGCTAGAGATACTTTTAATATTCCTAAACATCGTTTAGAAATGAAAACTGAGTGTGTTATCCGTTCAGCTTATTTTAGAGCCACTAGACGATATGCTCAATGGATTACTAAAAAAGAAGGTATAGCTAAAGAAGAATTAGATATTAAAGGTTTAGAATTTAAAAAAGCTAATTTTCCTAAATATTTTGGTAAATTCTATCAAGAGATTTTAGAATTGATTATTAAAGGTACCCCACAAGGTATTATTGATTCTAAAATACAAGAATTTAGAACTGAAGCAACAGGTAAAGATATAGACTTCACTTTAATTGGTAACCCAACATCAGTTAAAGTATTAAATGATTATGTTGAAGCTATTCCTAAACCCGGTAAAATATTATCAACCTTAAAAAAGGGAGCTGGTGCTAATGTTAAAGCAGCTACTTGCTACAATGACTTATTAAGATTCTGGGGATTAGATAAAGAGCATAGTCAAATTGTTCAAGGTGATAAAATTAAATGGGTATATTTAAAAGATAACCCATATCAAATGGAAGCTATAGCCTTCTTAGAATTTGATTTACCTCAAAAAATGAGAGATTTTATCAATGAATACATTGATAGAGAAAAAAGTTTTGAAAGTATATTACAAAATAAATTACAAGGCTTTTATAGTGATCTCGAATGGGTGCTACCTCCTAATAATCCCTTAATAAATAAATTCTTTACATTCATATAAAATGGAAAAAAAACTATTAGTTCAAGTTATAGAAAGCTTTTATTTAAATGGCTTATCAAGTCAAGTTAAATTTAAAGTTAAAGACAATCAAGTTCATATTAAATTTGCTACTGACAATAAAGATTGTATAGGTGAAATTAAAGCTCCCATAACATTAGAAGATTGTGAGATAGGCATTTTTAATACCAGTCAATTACTAAAATTACTTAATATTACAAATGAGTATATTGAGTTAAAATTAGAAAAGCAAGGTAACCATTTCCTAAAACTTCATATTAGTGATAACCAATTTGATCTATCATATAATTTAAGTGATTTAGGTTTAATTCAGGATCCAGGTATAGTACCAAATTTGCCACCACATGATTTAGAATTTAATATTAATTTTGATTTTACTCAAAAATATATTAAGGCACATAATGCTTTAGATAAACCACCTAGATTTGAAATAGGTGTAACTAAAGATTTCCAAGGTGAGGAAGTAGTTAATTTTATGGTAGGTGAAAAATCAACATATTCAAATAAAGTAACATTTACTGAAGCTGGAACTATTATAAATCAATTCAAACCCGTATCATTTAGTGCTACTAATTTTAGAGAAATTGTTTCCGTAGCTAAAAGTGCTAATGGTAAAGCATACCTATTCAAAGATGGTTTGTTAAAAATCAATTTAGAAGAAGAAGGAGTAACATCTGAATATTTCTTAGTAGCTTTACATGAGTAGTAATATTTATGGTAAATCGACTCTAGGGCGAGATCAATCAGTTGTATTAAAAATTATTAACGCGATCTTAGGACGCACAAAACGTAAATCAAAATGAGTACACAATTCAATGAATGGGATATCTTATTCCACAATTTCTTCTATCCGACTAGCGGGTTCGGCTCAGCAGTCACAACAAAACACCCACACCCACTTAATATTTTTTATGACGAGACAGGCCTTCACTTTGAAGTAGCATGTACAGGTCTTACTAAAGAGGATGTTAAAGTTGATATCGAAGATGATATCTTAAAAATTAGTTACACTAAACCAGAAGAAGAAAAAGAACTTCATCCTGGTACAATCCATAGAGGGTTATCTAAAAAATCCTTTAATTTAGGATACAAAATTTCCAGTAAATATGATTTAAGTAAAGCTGATGGTAAACTAGAAAATGGTTTATTAACAATCTTTATTCCTATTACTGAAAAAGCAAAACCAAAAACTATTAAAATTAAATAAGAAACTCTCGCCCAAGAGTTTGGTTATTAGTTTATTCTTACGTACATTAAATCAAATAAATAAGTTATATGGCAAATCCAAATTTTAGAGGTAGACAAAAAGGCTCTATCAAAAAGACATCAACTATTGAAGATCCTGCTTTAGGAGATTATAAAATAGTATTTGATGAAGAAAGTTATAATTTAGTTTTAACTGACCCTGAAACTAAAAAAGAAAAAGTATTAGGTTATTATACTCAATTAGGTAGCGCATTAAAACGTGTTGTTAAAAACCAGACAATTGAGAAAAAACCCACCTACACTATCAAAGAATATCTTAACGAATTAGAAACAACTTTAAACAATTTAAAAACTTTAATTAACCATGAGTAAATTAAATCCAAGAGATGGTAATATTATTTTAAAACAAATTGAGACTAGTGAAACTACAGTAGGTAATATTATTATTCCTGATATGGGTGATGATAGATCACTTATAGCTGAAGTAGTAGCAGTTTCTGATGTTTACAATTACCATAAAGGTGAATTCATCCCAACTGACTTAAAAGTAGGTATGAAAGTGGTAATCCCACCAATGGGGGCGCAAAAAATCAAACTTGATAATGTAGATTATCTTATTATAGCACAAAATAATATCCTATCAATTATAGAAGATTAATTATGACAGAAACAGTATTCGGAACAGAATTAAAAAGTAAATTATTAAGTGGTGTTGAGAAACTAAACAATAGTGTATCATCAACCTTAGGACCAGCAGGTAGAACAGTCTTAATTAAGGACAATCAAGGTCAATTAACTATTACTAAAGATGGTGTATCAGTTGCTAAAGCATTTGGTGACTTAGAAGATCAAGTAGAATCAATTGGAGCGCAAGCTGTAAAACAAGTATCAATCAAAACTGGTAATTTAGTTGGTGATGGTACTACTACATCAACTTGTTTAGCACATGCTATTTTACAAGAAGGATTAAAACATGTAGCAGCAGGACAAAATCCGGTTGAAATTAAAAAAGGGATTGACGCCGCTGTAGAGGAAATTAAATCTGCGTTAGATAACTTAACAGAAGATATCTCAGATAATCAACAAATAAAAGAAGTAGCTACTATATCTGGTAACAATGATGAGGAAGTGGGTAATTTAATTGCTACTGCTTTAGAAAAAGTGGGTAGAGATGGAATTGTAGCTATTGAACAATCAAAAACTGGAGAAACATCTTTAGAAATTGTTGAGGGTATGCAATTTGATAGAGGTTACAAATCACCTTATTTTGTAACTGATAATAACACTATGAACGCATTATTAGATAACCCTTACATCTTAATTTACAATGGTAGAATTGGTAATGTAAATGAATTAGTAAACGTTTTAACATTAGCTAACTCAGAAACAAGAGCATTATTAATTGTAGCTGAAGATATTGATGGTGAAGCTTTAGCTTTAACAATTGTTAACAAAGCAAGAGGGGTTGTAAAAGTAGCTGCTGTTAAAGCTCCTGAATTTGGAGACAGAAGAACAATGGCATTAGAAGACTTAGCTGTTATTATAGGTGGTCAAGTATTATCTAAAGACAAAGGTCATAAATTAGATAAAATTGATGTTGCTACTTTAAAACAAGTATTAGGTTCAGCTCGTTCAGCTATTGTAGGTAAAGATAAAACAACAATTGTTGATGGTAGAGGTGAGGAAGAAGTTATTAAATTAAGAGCTGAAGAAATCAAAACTCAAATTGATGGAGCAACTTCACCATTCGAAAAAGAAAAATTACAAGAACGTTTAGGTAAATTAATCGGAGGAGTAGCTATCATTAATGTTGGTGGTAACAGTGAGTTAGAAATTAAAGAGAAAAAAGATAGAGTAGAAGATGCTTTATTTGCTACAAAAGCCGCTCTTGAAGAAGGAATTGTAATTGGTGGTGGTACAGCTTTAATGTACGCTAGAAAAGCAATTACATTTGAAGGTTCAAATGACTTTGTAAATGGTAAGAAAATTGTTTATAGAGCAGCAGGAGCTCCATTCACTAAAATTTTAACTAACGCTGGACATGATGTTATGGAGGTTCAATATTTAGGTTCTAAATTAACTGATTCAGAAAAAGGAAGCAATTGGGTAGGTCTTAACTATAAAGATTTAGGAACAATGGATTTTAAAACTTATGGTATTATCGATCCTAAAAAAGTAACTAGAGTAGCATTAGAAAATGCAGCTTCAGTTGCAGGTACATTATTGACAACTGAGTCAGTAATTTATGAAAAAATTGAAGATAAAGAAGAATCAAATCCTATGCAAGGTATGATGTAATAAATTTGGAGCCTCGAAAGAGGCTCCATATATTATAATAAATTAATAAGTTATATGTTCAATAAAAAACACACTTTATTTACTGAAAAATATAGACCTGATACATTAGAAGGTTATATAGGTAATGATGATTTTAAATCATCTTTACAACAGTGGATTGATACTAATGATGTTCCACATTTACTATTATGTGGGGGCGCAGGTACAGGTAAAACTACAGCCGCTAAATTAATTGTTAATAACATTAATTGCGACTACGTTTATATTAACTGTTCTGATGAAAATGGCATTGACACTATTAGAGATAAAGTAAAATCATTTGCTTCAGCTGCTAGTTTCAAACCTCAGAAAGTAGTAATAATGGATGAAGCTGATTTCTTAACAATTAACGCTCAAGCAGCACTTCGTAATGTAATTGAGACATTCAGTTTAACAACTCGTTTTATCTTTACTTGTAATTACGTTGAACGTATTATTGATCCAATTCAATCTAGAACAATAGTATTTGAATTAACACCTCCATCAATGCAGGATGTTGCTTTCAAATGTGTTGAGATTTTAGATTTAGAGGGTGTCACTTATACTAAAGCTGATATAGTAAGAATTGTTAAACAAACTTACCCTGATATTAGAAAAAGTTTAAACTTGTTACAATCATCTATTAAAAATGGAGATTTACAACAAAGTAGAGAAGTAACTAATTTCAACCAAACATCTGATCAAATAATAACTTTACTTAAAGGTCAAAACATTAAAAACTTTACTACTATAAGACAGTTAGTAATGGATTCAAATGTTAGAGACTATAATGAGTTATATAGAATATTATTTGAAAGAGCTGACGAATTTACTAATTCAGCTGTAGCAACTCTTATTATAGCAGATTACCAATACAAATCAATCATGGCACCCGATAAAGAAATTTGTTTTATGGGAGCAATATCATCTTTACTAGGAGTTAAGAAATAATTTAACTTCCCTGACAGGGAAGTATATTTATAATAAATAAAAATATTATGAGTATAGGAATTTATAAAATTACAAACCCTAAAGGAAAAATTTATATTGGTCAAAGTGTTAATTTAAAGAGAAGAGAATATGATTATGAAAATCAAAAAAATTGTAGTAGTCAAATTTTATTATTTAGATCTTTAAAAAAATATAATTGGGGTAGCCATAAATTTGAAATAATAGAGGAATGTCATTTAAATTCTTTAAATGAAAGAGAAAGATATTGGCAAGATTTTTTTGATGTATTAAACCCTAAAAAAGGATTGAATTGTAGGTTAACAACTTCATCTTCTAAATCTGGTAAATTAAGTCAAAAAACAAAAAATAAAATTAGTGAAAGTAATAAAGGTAAACCTAAACATACAGAAGAAAATAAAATAATAATAAGTCAAAGATCAAAATTATTAAAA